CGTATTTTTCATATTTTCCGTAGAACCTGTCCTTTTCTTCCTGATTCAATTTATTAAAGTGTTCGGAATATTCTTCTGTTACTATTACTGGCTTTGAAAGATGCCCTAACTTAGTGGCCGTGTCCATGAAAACCCTGAATCCTAATTTCTTCGCTGCAATACAAAAATGAATATCTTCTCCGGTTCCTACTGAACCCATAAACCAGGGCTGAGACATCTTTTTAAAAACTTCCATCTTGATCAAAGCTGAACCGAAACCTACGGCATCACACTCAACTAACCTGTCTTTCGGATAATTCAAGACTGTCGTATTTATTGAGTAAGGCTTTCCGACAACTTGATCATATCCTTCGATGGTTTTAAACATAACTGGCTTATGAGGAGGATTCCGAGTAAACGCCAAAGGAGCGACAATGTCCACATCATGCTTAACCAATTTATAAAAGAGATCAACCGGAGCCATCATGTCGTCATCTACCATGAAAAGATAATCGCATTTGTATTCCAATGCCTTTGCAGCCAACATCTCTCTAGCGAACGGAACGAATATCTCGCCAACTCCAAGCCAAATGAATTCGTATCTTGGCTTCACTTTTTCATAGTGATCTTTCATCTCTTTGGCACCCATGAAATAAGACATTAAGACTCGATCATGGTAAGAGTCTGGAGGCGTATGCCCTTTTAAGGGAATGCCAACACAAACTCTTTTTACATCTGGATCATTATTCTCAATAAGTTCCATTTTGAATTTCTAGCCAAAACAAGCCTATGGCCGTGGCATACCCCTTTTTCAAGTTGTTTCAAAGATCTGACTTTGTTGCAATCTCTACATAGAAGAACTCTGGTCGGCAAATTGGGGCTCATCGCCCCAAAATGCCTATCCAGATATGCTTCTAATTTTTTCTTACATTCCATGTTTCATGAACGCTGTCATGTAGCCTGTCGAGGAAATCGCACCCAACGATCCGCCAAATGACACGCAGATAAGAGCCGCGAATCCAGCATTAGCCCAAGTCGGAACAGCACAGAACGCACCTCCGGCCAAAGCTCCAGGGACGCAAGCATCACCAAGCGTAATAGTCAAAGACGTTCCAACGTTGGAAAGGAATACGCTGGCGCAAAGACCGTATTGCTGAACCAAACCATAGGCGTTCGGGGCAATATCTTTAGCCGCAACTCCAATCCAGTTAATCTGACGACCTGTAGCCGCAGTACCAGCCAAACACGCCTGGGTACCGTCAAACGAGGCCGCAGCCGCAGCCAGAGCGACAAGATATCCAGTCGTCAAGCTTGAAGCTTCAACATTTTTATAGGTTCCGAAAATTCTTTCGTCGCCTAAAGCTGCTTGTTTAAATAACATTTAAGTCCTACCTTTACCCCTTAATCTAAGTGCTAGGCCATCCGGCCTGTCTCCTTGCGGAAAGGTCTCTTTCGAGCCAGTCACTTATTGTCCTAAAATATCAATTGTGAAGAATCCGTCTGTCACATTATCCTGGTTTTCGATTGTCAGAGTCGTAATCCCTGCCGTGGTGCTTCTTTCAACACGAGGAATAATCTGATACGTATTATCCTTCGCATCAAACTTCTGAAATACCACTTCCTGGACAATTCCTGCTACTGTCATCGTCCCTGCGGCATCTCCGGCACTACCTGTCCACGTTCCTCTGATCGATCTATGTCCTGGACCGAAATATGACTGACCTGTGATTGTTGCACTGAAAGCCATAATTCCTCCTAAGCCATAACCCAAATATGAATATCTGGAGTATTGGCTACAACAATCGTGAATAGGCTAGTCGTAGCAGAGTAGGTCGCAGTTACAGCATCGGCTGTCGTTGTATTAACGACCTGCCAGCTTCTAACAGGACCCGCTACGTAAACCGTATCACCCGTCACACAGGACGAGACTTTAAAAAGCCTCAATCCTGGCATCGTGTTTTCAATCGGCGTTGGTGTTCTTAATGAAGCCATAATGTCTCCTTAACAGCTAAATCAAGCTGTGACTCCGGTCAAGACGGCTAATTTTCGACGATTGTTGGTTGTAAGTTCTCCAGCCCAGAACACTTGAGCGACTTTCAGGTCTTGGTTCGCAGGTTTAACCCATTCGGACATTGTGAACAAACGATTCTGATGTTGAACAAGCTCTAACGCCTTTGAATTCAAGAGATAAATAGCTCCTGAGGTCGCATTCGGGTCCCAAGTCCAAACCGCTTCTTTATATTTAAGATTAGAGAAACCAAGATCTCCCATGGAAACGTCAGAGTAACGAACCGTCGGAGTCAAAGTCGCTTCATACGCTTCATAAGCAGTCTGATCCGAAATAATCAAATCAGGTCCACCCGCAGGCATTTTAACCGAAACGTTATCCCACGCGGTGCGAAGGTCAGAAAGACCACGAGCCGCAAAAGAACCTGAAGCGGTGGACGTTGACTGCCACCACGAAGAGGTCGTTCCGCTAATATCTCCAACCGTACCCGTCGCAGCCACAATGGCCGGAAGAGGAGTGATATTCGCACCGATTTGAGAGGAAGAAAACATCTTAATATCGATGGTTTCTTTGATCGAAGCCAAAGCGTTATCGATTTGAGCTTTCGCATAATCAATAACCTGGGCTTTTCCGGCGTTTTGAAGTTCGATACGACCCGTAACGGCGATGGAGGCCGCAGCTTGACGCCACTGCCATTGAGCCGCCGTGAAGTTATCCTGAATAGTCGTATCCAAGATGTCGTCCGAAGCGTAAAATGAAGCAGTCGTGTTAGATCCATAAACGATAGATCTAACAATCGTTGCTCCACCTTCTTCCGTTACTCTTTTTTTAATCGAAAGCCAAGCGAATAGGGGGATGGCTTTGTGAATGTTGTCTGCTAATGTCTTTCCGTACGTGCTGAGAGTAGTAGCGATGAGACTCGTTACATTATTCGGGCCGTAGTTAAATACTATATCCGGTGAAGCCATTGTGTTTCTCCTTTATCTTTGTGACCCCTTCACAAGATTAACCATCTAATGATGGAAATTATTTTTTAACCAACTATTTTTTAACCACAAATCGTGCGTCTTTATTTCCTGCTAAAGTTGCTTCCATGCTTCGTTTCATCAATTCGTCGATGCTTTCAACTTCAGTAACAGAATGATTCGAACTTGACGTAGAAGGACCTTGAACTGTAGTCTGTTTCTTTTCCGTAACCATTCCCATTGCTTTTTGTTGCTCTTGAACCCGCATAGAATCAGCCCATCGTCTTGACATAGAATATCCTTCTTCTAAAGACTTTCCATTTCTATCCGCCCATTCCAGACCCATTTCCAAAAGGCTCGTTCCTTCTTTTGTCTTTGGATCAATACCGATAGAGTCCAATTCTTTTGCGTCAGGATGATCTTCAAACAGATTTCTCAATTCAATCTTCGTATCGAGAGACTGTTGCTTTTCTCTTAACTCCGTAACAAATGGAGTCGCCCATGTCGCCATCATTCTCGCCTGAAGCTTTTGAAGTTTAGAACCATCTCCATAAGACGCTTCGCTGATCGCCTCTTGCCATTCCTGGTTTGAAGCAATATCAGTCGGCTTTGTTTCAGCGATATTTTGCTGTTGAGAAGCCGTAGCTCCCTGTTTGGCCTGATTAGACTGTTGATTCCACCATTGAACAAATGGTTGATACTGAGTCAACTTATCTAATGCTGTAGCTTTATCTCCATATGCCTTATACTTTTGGATCTCAGAATCACGACGGCTAATCTCTTCAGAAGCTTTCTTTTTCCATGTGTCAATAATAGGATCAAGAGAAGCTCTCTGTTCTGGGCTTAACGATACCAATGAGTTCTCATCCAATTGAAATGGATCGGAATTAACCTGTTCTACAGGTACAGTTTGAGTGACTTCAGTCTGAACTTGTTCATCCATAATTATCCCCTTATTTAATTACTAACTCGGACTAATCATCGGCATCGCCGAAGGCATGACTTTTTGGGCCACCTGTCCGGCCATGCTTTTCTCGTCACCATAACTTCCGTTCATCGGAGAAACTGTCATAACCCGAAACCGCCCGTCAGATTCTAAAGTACCGTGGACCTCACAAGAAAGATCTTCTCCAGGATGAGAATCTTTAAACAAGTCCTTTTCCTCATCTGTTAAGGCAATGATCCGTGGAGTTTCATTTTTCTCACCAGAATCCATACCCTCTTCTTTATCCTTACCAGAACCTTTCTCAGCGTAGCCCTTACTTCTGAAGTTTTTTAGTTCATCAGAGAACGGCATATTATTTACTCTTATTCGGTTTAGGAGTCTGATACGGATGAGAACCAACAGGATCGTTCATTTTATTCATATCGAACTCTTCCATTCCCTTCAAGGTCGTATCCAAAATACCCTGATCCTTAACCGGAGTTGTATCGTTGATCATTTTATCTTTTGACATTTTATTTGCTCCTTTCTAATGATTTCATAGCGTGTCTATTTGAGATTCGGTCAAAGGATGTTGCCCCGTGATACCGGTCTCCTGCTTCCCTTAAATTGCATTTATTCAACCACATCTTCTTTTCCTGACGGCTTGTTATAAATTTAGCACCTGGGTATTGTTCGCTAGAGATGTTTTCGTCTAAATAAGCTCCTTTAAAATAAACATCTGGAACTCCTCTAGATGATGCTCCGCATTGTTCGCACATCTCCCATTTTTCTTTTCCAGATCCGCCTATTTTCCAAATTCGGGCGTTTTGGTTTCCACAGTTACCGCAAATCATCAATCGCCACGAGTTGAAACAATTTGAACTTGTTCTCTTGGAAACGGATCATATTCTTTAATTGGTTTTTGACTAGATCCGCCTTTGATATACATTTCTCGATCTTTAAGACGTCTTTTTTTAAGAAGTAAACCGACGGCTGAATGAGCCATATGAGCACCAGGCTCTGATATCTTTTTTCCTAATTGTGAAGACAATTTTTTATATCTGTTCATTACTATCTCCGTTTGCAGAACTGTTTGCAGAACTATTTTCAGAATTTCCTCTAAATTGTTCCAGAACAGAATGAATAATATCCTTCTGTAATCCCATGTGACCTTTTTCTCTGTCTATATTTAATTTCTCCCGCATCCCTTCTAATTTGATCTGTTGCTCGGCCTGTTTACCTTTCAACTTCATCTGGGTCTCGGCCATCTTAGCCTGAACCTTTACCTGGGTTTCCATCATCTTCGGAGGAGGTTGTTGAGGTTGAGATTCAATTAAATCCATAACAGTTTCAAGACTCATGATTCCGACAAGTCTTAGAAACTCTCTGGCGAAAGCTTTAGCGGGCGGTGATCCTGGAGTCACTCCTGCGGCCTGGAGCAAGGGTATCATCTTTTCCATTATTTGTAGTTGAGATTCCCTGTCCATCGGTACCGTTGAACCCGCCAAAACGTCTACGTCCATTTCTCCCATGATGTCGGTTCTATTCCAGGAAAAACCAAAATCTGATTGAAAAGATTGAGAAGCAATCGGGTTTGGTTGCGGAGGTTGACCAGGTTGTCCTGGGACCATGGGCTGGGCTGAGGGGCGTTGAGGTAAAATCTTTAAAATCTTTTCTTGAACTGATTTAGGACCGACGATTCGTGTTATCTTAGGAAGGTCGTATTTCTTTTGAATGATCGACATAAGTTTACGAGCTACTTCAGCAATTGAATCCTCTAATACATCAATCTTTTCTTCGGATCTGGATTTAGATCCTTGCATGGACATTCGTAGTTCCCCGAGGGTTCTGGTTTGCGTTTTGGCTTGACCACCTTGATCTGCTGAAGTTTGTCCGCTTATCATCTGCCACATCTGAAATATCTGTTGAAAGACTCCATATATATCTGATTGAACCGGAGCATAAGGAGGGACAAATATTTTATCTTTAGCGTTAGTACCTAAAGATTCTATTACGGCTCCATCATTTGCGTCTGTGAACTTTTGTTTTTCTTCTTTAGTAAAAGTACCCGCATCGACAATCATCTGACGATTCCAACGTTTCAAATGATTTAATTCGATGGAGACCATCTTGATCATTTCAATTATTTGTCCTTCGTGTGGGGCGATATCACTGAGAGGATACACATCACCAGGAACAGGATTAAAAGAAAATTGAACAAAGGGGAAACCTCCGTTGAAATAATCAGGTAAAGGAATTTCTCGAAGTTTATATTTACAACCTGGGGAAACTGTCGTTATAGTTTGATGATCTAAATCATAAATCTCCCAAAGGATAACTGACTTAACATCTTTCCCAAATCCTTCCTGAAGACTATCGCCTATGCTGAAATTTGAATTCGGGTCTTGTATTTTAGAATTCGGATTTAATTTATCGGTGTTTTCGTATATTCCAGATTGAACCACGGCACGGTAAGGCTTGACGATCTTGTGTGCCATCCACCGTGCGTTATGAGTGCAAGGATATGTGGCTGAAGGGTCGAAGACGATATCTTTGTAGGGTACATGGTAGGCAAAGACAGATTCACTTTTAATATATTCGTTCGTTTCAACTTCTTTAAACTTCTTGGTTGACGGTCTACCTGGTCCACGTTTTTCCTCCTTGGGTTGAGACTCTACTGTCCCAAACTCCGCAGCATAACCTACTTTCATCCAGGAATGACCAACCAATTCGGCTTCGAGTATTGTCTGTTTAATTTGTGGTTTTAATTTAAGATCAATCCATAAATAATTAATAATTTGTTCTGCGATCTGAGAAGCTCCGATGTCTTCATGTCTTTTTGGATTTACGGTTATCCATGGATCTCGGAAATAAAGGCGGGCTACTTCTGTTTTAACAAATGCGTAAACTAAATTAATCGGGATAACGGGGATGCTTGTTGAGGCCTGAAGCCAATCCCATTTATTTTTATATTCGTCGATGAATCTTTTACAACCCATCTTGTCTAAGATTCCGTCACGCCATCTGACGGTAGATTCAATTGTTCTTAACCAAGCCTCAACCTCTTCTTTTTCAGAAGAGGAATGAGGAGATTCAGATACTCCGACAGATTCTTTATTCTTTGGGTTCATGTTCTCCTAAAATAAAAAAGGCTCCAATAGAACTTTCGTTCCAAAGGAGCCTTGGTTTCCAAGCACTCTCAAATATTTAAAGTCTTATTCAATTCACCGACGGTAAATCCTTGATTAATATTAAGGTACATCATTTTACCGTGTTCGTACTTCATTGTAATTGTACCACAAAATCTTTCTTTGTCAAGAACCTGTCCTAACTTTGACATTATTTTGTTGAAGTTGTCAAGAGCTATTTCTGGTTTTCCGATTTGAATTTCATCTATTCTCAGTTCAATCATTTTAGATCTGCCATAAACCTTTCGTAAATTGTTGTCTTGGCTGTCGGCATTTTCTTTGTCCACCAATCCATCGTTCCTTCTTTTTCTTGTTCTGAAATATAAGTTCCCTGGCTCGGTATCAGTTTCTCGATCAACCAAGCAGAAGCATCGATCAAGTCATCGTTCTTACCTCTTGGGAACGAAAGTAACTCATCAACGTAATCACTCATGTCTTTTCTGATCTCAATGAGTCCCTGTTCAAACAGGGGCTGCATGAGCCGGATGCGGGCCTCTTTGCTAAGAAGAGGTTCCCCGCGACCCGTGTTTCTACGGCCTAATTCGTCAATTGAGAAGTAGGTTTGGGTTTCACGTTGTCTGCGTTCAATCTCAAATTTTAACGTCTTTTGGAACATGAACGTTTCTATTCCCATCCTCCTTATATTCCACTTTTTAACCATTTTAAAGATCTCGTTTATGAGGTCATTCGGGATTACCTTCTTTCTAAAATAATCCACAATCCGGATCTTTCGGTCTGCGAACATCCCGCCTACGACACCGGCACTAAAGTCTGCGTCTTGACCAAGCGACATGGCAGGGTCAACCGCCAAATAGAGGCTAGACGGATGGGGTGTACCGACCTCGTAAAAGTGTACCTGTTCCCTTTTGAAATCGGCGGCTTCTTCTGCAATGGGGTTGTTTAGATACCAACAACTGAACAAAACGGGACCAAGCTTTGCCCTCAAAAAATCCAGCTTCTCTAAGGAGAACTTCTCCGGAAAGATCGGCTTTTTTTCCCCTGACTCTTCGTCGTAACACCCTCTTTGCATTACGTCCCATATTCCCTCCTCGATTAAATCACCGTATGCGTCGTCCTCAGACCAACGAGTCCCAACCACCCACAGCTCAGCATTTGGCTCCATTAACGCAATCAGGCTGTTAATATAAGCTTTGACTTTGTTCCTCTGCTCCTTGCTCTGCACGTTCTCCCTGGCTACTAAGTCGTCAGCAATAATTAAATCGTAATGCTGAGATGTCTGTTCCTTTTCCAACCCCGTTGTCGCAATCGTGGGAGCATCCAGAACCTGAGTCCGCTGCTTTATTACTATCTCATCCTGGTTCCATTTATCTGACTCGAACACCCCAAAGTAATAACTCAGAGCCTCCCCCTTTCTTAAGTATTTCTGGATACTCCCCAAAAACTTCCTGGCATTGTCCCAGGTGTTATTTGCAATCAAAATCCGTATGTTCGGGTTATTCAAAAGACGTTGTGTAGACCCTGCTTTCGTTATAATACTGCTCTTTAAATGATCCCTAGGTATCAAAAACAACTTGAATTTACTAGGCGATTTTAACTTCTCAGATATATCATAATGCAACTTCTTGTTACCACTCCAATCCTTGTACCCAAAGATCGCCTGACACAAGAACTTCAAATCGTTCTTGCACCTCCACCGGATCGCCTCAACGTCCGCTTTCGTTACCTGAGCCTTTTCGTTCATCCGATTTTATTCCACCCAACCCGCTTATACGTCAATCGAGTCGTGAACACCACACTACCCTTCGTCACAATCGGCCTGCTAACGTCAAGGCTCACCGTTTCATCCCCATCACAGCAAATCACATTGTACCCATCACCAAATCCATCCTGGCTCAATTTTGATCGTTTTAACCGTACATCAATCCGGGGGTCGGAAAAAATCCCTTTAGTATTGCGTCTCCTGTCGGATTTAAAAATCCCTTTATGTTTCTGCGTCCTGTCGGGGGGCTTAGTATGGTATGAAGGAGGGGGGGTGGGGTTTTTTGAACCGTCCTGACGATTTTTAGAATTACTTTTCATTTCTATTTTCCTTGATAGTCAACGGTTTTGGATTGTTTACTTCTGATAATCTACATTATGTTCTATTCAACAAATCCGAAACACCACGCAATATCAATGCGTTTCTCATTCAAACGTGGATTATGCCCCAGAATTGACATTATTTTAACCCGTTATCTGTTTGTTATTATTCGAATTCGTGCCGGATTCTGGCACTATTTCTGCATCAATGTACTCGTTAAAGTGTTCCATTATTCTTTTTGTTGGCGAATTGGACGAATTGGGATTTAAACCCACTGTTGGATTCCAAGAACCAGATTCCAGATACCTTAAAGCTGCTAGGTTTGCCAGTGTACCCTGTTTAGTGTTTGCCTTCTCTCCTAGCTTTTGGGTGAAGTGAGCCTGGAGGGTTGACTGGACTTCCTTCCATGCCTTTTTAAATTGATCATCCTCTCTTTGGTGCATGGAGAAAGTGCGGTTTGATATTCCTACTGCTTTGCAAAGTTCGTGGGTTGGCGGGAAGTTGTGGTATTTTTCGACATATTCGTGGGCGAGTTCAATAAATTTTACTTTCTTCTCACTGGTAAAGGCTCTTATCTCGCCGTTGTGGAATGATTCCAAAAACCCTGTTTCGGGGTTCTCCTGGAGATCCATTTACTTGCCTCTTGTGCGACTTTTGGCAAGATTGTTGACCAAATTAATATTTTTTTTTCTTGAGTTCTTAAGTCTTTGGATGGCCTTAAGATCTTCTGGTGCTATCTTAGAGTTAAAGCGATACTCTTTGACTGGTTCAAAATCCCAATAAGAAGCGGGATCACTATACGTTAGCTTAATGTTGCGCTCTTTCTTTGTGGGGTAGAAAGATTTTATTTTTTTTATTTTTATCATTTGTGGTTCTTTTCAAAATAATCTAAATAAATTTTTGGTTCGTTCCAAATTTGATCTGGTTGACCGCTCCATCTAACTCCAGCCCTGTGCGTATCTTCAAAAATAACTTGTCCCGTCCAGTTGGCCATATAACGATAGCGAACACGTAAACCCCTAGTATTAAGTCTGACAGTCGGACTCTCCCCCATTCTTATCATGGTCTAATAGTATAAAAGATCTATGGTATTTGTCAAGAGGGGAAGATAGAAATTATTTTAAAATAGTTGAAAATAAGTATTGACAAGCTATCAGATAGGATGTATATTTATCTTGTCACAATAAATTATCGACGGAGGGTTGAAAATGAAAACTAAAAAATGTTATGAGACTCACAAAAATTGCAATGGGAATACTTGCAATATGGACACAAAACACACACCAACACCAATAACAATAGGATGGGAAGTGATTTAAGTGTTGACAAATGAATAATAAAAAAATAACTTCTTCAAATGGTTATCGGGACACGTTTAAGAAAATTTGAAGCTTCGGCATTTTTACGTCGAGGCTATTTTTTTGCCCTTAATTGGGCGGCCTCCGGTCGGCGTGTCCCGAAAACAAGCTTAGGCCGGAGGTATTTTTTTTATGAGTGATTACAAGATTAAAAATTGGCACAAATTCCAGCACTTCAAAGACAGAAGACCCCCCTGGATTAAACTATATCGGGACATACTTGATGATATTGAATGGCACAACCTTCCAGACGAATCCGCAAAAACGTTGATCATGCTTTGGCTAATGGCGAGCGAAAACAACGGCAACATTCCTACCATTGAACGTCTATCCTTTAGACTTAGAAAGACCGAAAAAAACGTAAACCATTTATTATCAACACTTTCCCATTGGATAGAACAGAGTGATATCAACGTGATATCAAATGGATATCAAGATGATGCACCAGAGAAGAGAAGAGAAGAGACAGAGAGAGAGACAGAAACCCCCAAAGGGGACGACTACCCTTTTGAAACCTTCTACTCAGCATATCCGAAACACAAGGCTAGAGATAAGGCTTTAAAAGCATGGTCTAAAATAAACTTCAGCCCCGACTTGTTTGAGAAAATACTTTCTGCGGTTGAGGTTCACAAAACCCAAGAGGACTGGATCAAAGACGGCGGGAAGTATATCCCCTTTCCTGCGACTTGGTTAAATCAGAAAAGATGGCTGGACGAAGTAACGGAAAATAAACAACAGGAGGTTGTCTTGTGATGGAACCCATTTTAGAAACGGAAGATCTAGCAAACCTAGAGAAAGAGCTGGTTTCGTATGAGGGAAGGGATAAGGCCGTCCATTTCACTGATTTTTTACTTTCCAAGTCGTCCCTCCAAAAACGGGCGAAAAACTTTAAAAGCGGATTCCTTGAACTTGATAAAAAGATGGGTGGGATTAACTTAGGAGAGGTTATCGTTATCTCTGGACATCGTAAGAACGGGAAAACATTGTTTGCCGAAAGCTTGCTGAGGAGCATTTTAAACAACGATCCGTCCGCCAAGTCTTTTATTTTGTCGTATGAGGTTCAGACCGAAGAACTTCTAGCCAAATATGTTAAAGAATCAGATTTAAAACTTTTCGTACCGATGGAATTAAAGACAATGGATTTCGATTGGTTGTATCGGAGATGTTTAGAGGCGAAGTTAAAACATGATTGCCGACTCGTATTGATAGATCACCTGCACTTTCTCGTTGATATGCAAACGAAACAGAATATGAGTCTTAACATTGGGGCGTTCATGCGACGTTTAAAATTCGATATCGCTTTAAAGCTAAATATGGCCGTGTTTTTAATTTGTCATCAGTCTATGGCCAAAGACGGGCAAGAAGCATCGGCAGACCGTATGCGGGACTCATCCTTTATCGGTCAAGAGTGCGATTCGACGATTTTGGTATCAAGGAGAAAGAATTTCACCGATAAAGAATTTTCTGAGATAGGATCTAAATACGGACAAGAAAGAGAAGATTCTTTAAGGCTTCAGCTTGGATTTATGGAAGGAGACAAAGAGGATAATTATTCCCAAGGTCTTGCCACGGTTCAGCTCGCCTATTCTAGGCGAACCGGAGTATATGAATACAAAAAACTATTCAGAAAATCCGGACATTTCATGGAAGAAATATGATTGACGATAATACGAAAGACAATTTATTCGATATCTATTTTATTATCAGAAAAAAATCCGGATGGTTGGCTGATTGCTTGGGAGCCGGATACACGAAAGAAGATATTGAGTTTTTGGAATCTCTTGATGATGAATTTTCAAGTTATGATTCAAGCAGGGATTTGAAAGAATTTGAGAAATCAATTGAGAGGGAAGGCGGTAATGATCTGCTTGAAATTTCAGATGAGGACAAATTAAAAGAACTTCATAAGAAAATTTTCATCATCTTGGAATACTATCGAAAATTGTTTAAAGAAGATGGTGAATATATAAACCGTCTGTTCTATTTGAAAAATTCAAAACTTGATGAATATAAAAAACTCGCTACGCTTATCAGGGGGAAACAAATTTACAAAGATCATCCAGAGGGAATAACAGAAAGAGAAATTTCCATCGCAAAAGAATTTCCTCTTTCTCGTTTGCTTGGTAAAGAGGGACGCATTCCCTGTCCGTTTCATGTGGGAGACAATAATAATTTTTTAATAAACGAAAACTATGGATATTGTTTCAAATGTGGGGAATGGGCAGATTCAATCAAGTGGTTGATGAAAATAGATGGCCTTAACTTTGTTGACGCTGTTAAGAAATTATCAAAATAATTCTTGACAATTAAAGTATAACTGATATCATCTATTCATTGAACAATCAAAGGAGGCTCAATGGAACATACAAAGACAGAAGAATTAAGACCTTGCCCGTTTTGTGGAACGGATGAGATTGCAGTACTTTTATTCGATCCGATGAATCAGGGAAGCTATGAGGAAACTCATGGCGTGCAATGCCAGCATTGTTTTGACCTGAATTCACCATCAATAAATGAATGGCAAAATGCCTACTGTTGGAAACAACTTGACCAATCCCAGCAGACGATCAAGGAGCTTTTGGAGGCGGCGGAGTATTTCCGTTCTCTTGTGGATGCTGATCTATTGGACAGCCTGGCGAGAAACGGGAACCCTTACATGGACGCCATCGCCAAAGCCTCAAAGCCTAGAGGATAAAGGAGGGAAGATGATAGACATCAAGAACGAGATGGCGAAAAAAGTTGATCATCCGGTTCCCTACCTGGTTGACCTCGTTGGGCGATTGGTTAAGGAGAGGGATTTCCTTCTTGATTTATGTGTCCAACAGTCAATCAGGTTTGCTGGTGAATTTGATTGTATTAATCTCGGTGAGGGTCAGGCTAAAAGATGGGTGATTGAACAATTAGATACCTTGGATAAACCGCAAGAGGAGGAAACATGGTTGACGAAACAAAGTATCCATACACGCTAGACAAACCGATTGAGGAGGCTATCAACATCGCCTTCGCCGCCAATGACAATAAAATGGTTAAGATTCTATGGGATCTGTTTGTTTCCTACAGGAAATCAAACTATAAAAACGAGTGCTTATGTATTGTTGGAGATTGTGAAAATAAATTAAAAATATCTTGACACAGTATCAGATATCAATTACTATTAAACAAAGGAAAAAACAAAATGAAAAAATGTAAATTTTGCAAACAAGAAATAATCTCTGACGATCCTCGGCGGGAATACTGCGACACGCCTAAAAACGAATGTCGTTACGCCGCCAATCAGATGAGATATTTCATCAAGTTAAAAAGGAATCGAAAAAGAAAGTTGGGACAATAAAAAAAAGATTAAGGGGGAATTATGATTGATTCAGTTGTCGGACTTCCGAATTACTTCCACACCTTTTACTTTTGGTTCACTTCATCCATCGCAATCGTTTTAGGAATCGCTTCAGTTGTTTGGAATAACTACGATGAAAAAAATTAATCTTGATATAGACAATCCCCCGATTGAAAATCACGGATATCATTCCGAACTTGAAAAGGGATGCGAATGGTGCCAAGAGGATAAGGAAAAATTAATCCTTAAAGGCGAATGGTGCCCTAATGGAGACCCCGAGCATGGATCAGAGTTTCTTTTGGGGTATATGAAAGTTGGGGAATTCATCCTAACCAAGCCGATCAGATGTTTAAAATGTGAAGACAGCCATTTTGAGGAGGATTTAAAATCATGAATGAGACCCCACAGGTGAGAATGAAAAACGCCATAGACGAAGCTTTAAAGGTTTTGGAGTGGGCGTCCAAAGAACTTCGATACCTTCAACAAGAAAACAAAAAAGATCTTGAACGTATGGGCGACATGCTTTTGATATGTGATCACCACATAAATAAAGCAATGTGCCAAATTTGTAACGGAGTAAAAGCAGAGGAAATATGACAGATAAAATTGAAGTTAAAATGGTGGAATTCTTCAACGAACACTGGTACAAGATAGATATCCTGAGCAAAGGAATACCAGAAACCCGTTGGATACCTTCGGTAACATCAAAATTGAATATAATTGACAAGCCGTTTTTAGCAAGATGGAGGGGAGACATAAACAACAGAGAAGCCGACACAAGGCTTTTTGAATCACAACAAAGAGGCTCCCGAATCCACGATGCCTTTAATCGGCTCGTAAATGGTCAAGGAGTGGCCTATAACCCCTGGAACCATCCGAACTACCTATCGGATGAGCTAGAGGCCTTAAAACTCAAATTTGGAGGTTTGGCGGTATTAAGCTACCAGGATGAATATTTTCAGGTCTATAAACTAAAAAAATGGCTTGATTTGGTTAAACCTAAGATCCTACACGCAGAAAAGACGGTTTACAGCCTTTCACATAATGACGCTGGGACTTTAGACCTGGCCTGTTACATCGAAGGCGGGAATTACTTTGTAAACGGGGCTAAGGCGGTTTTTATCCCGTCCGGCAATTACATTATAGACCTAAAAACAGGAAACAATCTATCTGACGAGGCGAATCTACAAACTGCTTGTTATTTGAAATGTGCCGAAGAAATGGGACTAGGTAAGTTTAACGGGACCATAATTCTTTTCACCGGAAGCAAAAACAGGGGTGGTATTGAAGGACTCGGAACCCATTTGAGACTCATGCCAGAAGTCGAACAAGATTACAAGTATTACAGACTCGCTTCTGAGCTTTGGATGATGAAGCACAAAGACGACCATCCGAAAGTTATGGAACTACCTTCACTATTAACACTTAAAGGAGAATAAAAAATGATACCGCCAAATAAGAAAATGGAATATGAAAAGGTAAAAACTGACGACTTCACAACAGGAGAAATAAAAGACATTAAATATGATTTGGAACACGTTTTTAAAGGTTTCGGAAAGGACAAAGAAGGTAACCCGAATAAAGACAAAACAGGGATCGCAGTTAGGATTGTTTTCAAAGTAGATGGGTACAAATTCGACCACGGAACGCCGTGGATGTCTCTGAGTCTTTCTGAGAAATCGAACCTGTACAAAAAATACGTTTCTTCTCTCGTTTCTAATTGTGAGCCATTTATGGACTTCGACATCGACCAATTAAAAGGGATGAAGGTTAAAATGCTCTGGAAAGATGTCGGGGACTTCCAACACATTGATATCGTCCGACCTATCGGAGAAAAACTTATCCCGAAACTTGGGAAGATCGAAACACCGGAAGATGAAGAAACCGTACCGTTCTAAGGAGAAACCATGAAAGCAGAACTGAAAGGATCAATCAAAAGAATCGGATCAAGAGTAGATGTTAATAGCGACGTTGTTCAGACCGTTGTCTTAGAAGTTTTCGGAAATCTTGAAAACGTATCTAAGATGATGCAATGCCCAGTTAATATCACAATAGAATCTGAAGGACTACCAGAGGAAACAAGAATATGATCGAAGATGCAATTTTATCTTTAATTTTACCCGTCTTCTTCTTTTTCTCTCTTCTATTGATTGGATCGGGAATATTTTTATTTTTAATTAAAGCGGGAAAGATAATTTTGAATAAATCTAAGGCGATGAGGGATTTTTTAATATAGGAGGAACAAATGGAAAAAATAACAAATCAACACGGTGACTTGTTGTTCTCAAAGGTGAAAGAAATACCAAAAGGAGCAAGGGAATTAAAAATCAAAAAAGGATTCATCTTAGAAAAAGGCGAGGGTGTGCATACCCATGTCCTTGAAGATGTTGAAGGAATAAAAGTTTATGAACACGAAGGGAATACTTATATTCGCGTTGGTAAACAAGCAAGAATTAACCACGAAGAGCATGGATGCCAAGTGGTTCAGCCTGGAATCTATAAAAAGAGAATAGAACGGGTTTGGGATTACGAAAAAGAAGAATCCAGAAAAGTATTAGACTAGGGGAGTTGATAATGAAACTAGAAAAACTTACAAAAGAACAAGAGGAGTTGATGCCTGTCGTTCGTGACGAATGGATTAAGTTTTGTTTATCTGGAGACACATCAGTTGATGAGAAAAAATGTGTTGAAGGAATTAATTGGATTTATAGTCTTGCAAAACTAAAGAATCCAACGTTTATATCCTTCGCAGAGGGACCAATGGCAGCACAATTGATCTTCTCTGCGTTCCCAAATATGCTTAAAGCAATAGGAGTAAAAGGGAACTCCGTCGGGAACTCCGTCGAGAACTCCGTCTGGAACTCCGTCTGGAACTCCGTCAGGAACTCCGTCAGGAACTCCGTCGAGAACTCCGTCGGGAACTCCGTCAGGAACTCCGTCGAGAACTCCGTCTGGAACTCC